TATCCCGCTCAAACCTGCACAAACAAAGCAACGGGCATGGTTCCATGAACTGGTTCCACATGGGCAAGAGTCGTGGAACAAATGGAACCATTCTCCAGGTGTGCATGCACCGATGCTCGCGTCCGCTCGGCACGGTGATGATAGTAGGCACATGATAGTATGATAGTAGTCAAAAGAAAAAAAACAAAGAAGGGGGCTGGACGCCCCCGATATACTTAGAATGGAAGGTCGTCGATGTCAGGACCGTTAACCCTCACATGACTTTTAGATGATTGGTCTTCTTCAACCTTGTCTTTTTCAAAGAACATTTTAAAGACATAGAAATAACCGACAACCAATGTCACCTTCAAGATGACATTGGCTACGATATACACGATGACAGCTAGTGCTGCATATTCCACGATACCCATCACACTTCTCCAAAAAGGACTTGAAGAAGTTCCTCGGGCAAATGTAGTACATATCTACCCATTTGCCTTCTCCGGTTGAGCTACATCCATACCTGGCAATTCAGGTTGATGATAGTCGTCGTTCTCCTTAGCAAACTCTTCCCTGAGTTGCTCATCGACTCCGGACTCCTCGTCTCGTGGTAATACCTTCGGTGCACCTTGAGCACCAGCCGCCATACCTTTCGCGAATTCAGTTGTGATACCCGCCGTCAGTTTAGCTGTTGACCTGCCGATTGACGCTACGAACAGACCAGCTTTATATGCAATAGTCATAATTTTCTCCTCATGATAGTAGGCAATGCATGCATGCTCTTACCCACTGGTTAACAAAATAAAAAAAATGACAAGGACACACATACCTGGTTAATGCTCCTCTGTATATGTGTGCCCTTGTCACCAAGCTTATTTCTTAAGCTTGTATCCTTTAGGCTCAAAGTCCAAGTCAACTGTTGATAGTTTGACATTGAATTTAGCTCCCTTTGGAATTACGATTTTCTTATCAGCGACACCCCAAACGATACCATTCTCAATGATATCTTGAGTGTTCATCTTCAAAGTATCTAACTTCTTGTACTGATTCTTCCATGACTCCTTGTCACCGGGTTCCATCTCGATAGACAATGAACACTCAACGAATTCATTATCTTTACCTGTCGTAATAAATCTCTGAGGGTTATCAGAATATTTTACTTCTTCCGGTGCCTCGATGTTCAAGTCGAACTCTGTAACACGAGTGATAGTTTTAGTTTTACTTTTAGTCATAATTTACTCCTTAATAAAAAGTTTAACTACAGACCTATATGGAAGCTGACGCATGTCAGCTACCTACAATAAGTCAAAACAAGGTTCCAACAGTCAAAAACTAGCAGTGGTCGTGAAACCTAATCGGGGTCGGGGTGTGGTCGTGGCAGAGCGGGGAGGGGAATGAGAGAGCGATATTTATGTACTTTTTCAAAAAAAATTTTCTAGCAAAAAATTTACAAGCTATACATTATTATGTTATTTTTAGCAAATGAGCTTAGTTCAAACTGATGCTGTTGAAGTTACTAACGAAGACAGGATTGAATTACAATCACATTTCCCCTACGCAGGTGTAAAACTGTCCGAGCTTTCTGTCCAAGAAGAAAGGTTGATTTTATTTTTTATAAGGGGAATGAGCAAAGCAGCCGCCGGCCGTGCAGCGGGGTACCAGAACCTAGACCACGTGTACGAAGTTTTTAAAAAACCTAAAGTAGCACAAGCGGTAGAATATCTAAGACAAGAAATGCGAGAAGAAGTAAAGTTCGATAGAACGACTGCGACTACTATGTACCTAGAAGCCCACCGTAAATCAGCAAACGCAACCGAAGAAAAAAATGTAGTAGATTCGTTATGTAAACTTCATGGTCTATTTGCACCAGAAAACGCAACACAAGTTAATATAAGTGTAGACAAAATAGAGAGGTTAGAAAGACTGCCCGACGCTGAGCTTTTAAAACTAGCCGGAGTAGATTCCTCTCATTTAGACCCCAAAGGAGACGAGGATGGCGTTGAGTCCTGAGCTAAGAAAACAACTTAGGAAAGTGCTAGCAGCTAAGAGAGCAAAAAAATTTCAAAAAAATTTTGTAGGAGAAAATTATGGCAAACGAAAAATATATGCAAGCTGCTAAGGCTAGAAGAAAAAAACGTAAGAAGAAAAAATTTCCTGACTTAAATAAAGATGGAAAAATAACCTATGCTGATATTCTCATAGGCAGAGGCGTTAAGGGGAAAAAATAATGCATTGTAAAGGAATAAACGCACCGCAACCTGATATGAAAAAGTTTGCGAAAAAAATGAACAAGTATGGTCGCATACCAAAAAAAGGAGGTAGTTATGCCGGCAAAAAGAAAAAGTAGTAAAAAAAGAAAGTCTAGTAAACGTAAAGGTGCAACACCTACAAACCCAGCTTTATATGCAAGGGTGAAAGCTGAAGCTAAGAGAAAGTTTAAGGTTTATCCGTCTGCATATGCCAATGGGTGGTTAGTAAGAACTTATAAGAAACGCGGCGGCGGATATAGATAATGGCAAAGCCTACCGGTGGCCTGACTGCATGGTTCGGAAAAGGGCCAAAGGGCGATTGGGTCGATATTGGGGCTCCAAAGAAAAAAGGGAAATTTCAGCCTTGTGGACGAAAGTCTGCTAAAGGTAAAAGCAAACGTAAGTA